CTGCAAGCATCCCATGCATCACGCAATTCTTGATTACGCCATTCAGGGTAATGTGTAGTAGCCAACCACTGTTCTTCATCTAATATCATTGTCTCGTCCAATCTCCTCACATTTTTGCGACACCACATACGCACGAACGAGCGAAATCGTCCGAGCTCGCCTGGAGCTATAGCGTATGTTAGTAGTCCCACACGTTTCAATATGGCACTCCTGCAGGTCTCTGGGTCGTTTGTGGTAGGAATAGGCAAACAAACACCAGGAACATGCACTCCAAGTGATCGCAACATATAGCGAGGTTTTGCATAATTAAAGTCACGCAATTGAATCGTCAAGTCAGGTTTGACATTTGACAACTCAACTTTTGGTAGTAGGTCACTAACTGTGCCTACTGTGTACCCAACACACCAAACCCGTTCGTAAGCTGGTCCTTTACGAACGGGCAGGACCAAAAATTTTGATCACGCAAGATCTGTTCAGTCCCATCTTGCTGAGTGTCAACGCATTCATGCCGAAGCACACTCTCATGTTGAAATCGATACTGTAAATATAACAAAGTATCGGGTTTCCAAGGAATCCCAAGCGGCAAATTAAGCCACGCTAATGTCTTCCACTTGTCTGAAATAGTTAGCGCCAGTTCTGGGCTCCAGGGAACACCGCCATATGCGGCCAACACCATAGAAACTAGAGTTTGGGACACGGTCAACACGCGCTGGACGGGCAAGATCAATGAAATCTTCTCACCTTTTGTTGCGCGAACGTGTACCACCTCCAAGTCAAGGGTGACCTGTGTTAGGCGGGGGTCAGATCCAAGCATATCAGTGGACTTGAATCGCGGGTCACGGTGATCATGTTCGGAATACCAATGATCATTCAGATGCTCTACTCTCGATACACTCACCGTTTCAAATTCTGGTTCTTCAATATAGCTATCACGAATCAACACCACAAGCGCAACTAAAGTGCACAACGACACCAAGATTTCTTGGTCTGAAGTTGTAAGCAGAATTAGAAGAGCTGCAGCCAAAATCGATGTAAACAAGTAACAGAACCGGCCGAGGGCGAACCCGGTCACAGAGCCAGTGACTCCGCTGGCTTTTCTTCTCAGCACAAAAGGACGCATAGGGTCCAAAT